ATACCTTTGGTATCTAAAGTCTGAGCATGAAACTCGTTTACGTTTTGACGACTATTTAGAAACAGCTATGATCGAAGCCGTACCTGCTGAAGTAGGTTCTGGTGCTGCAACTGTACTAGGAAGTGGTGCAGCTGGAGAAGGTGGATCTAAAGGTCTTTTCTACGAAGTAGAAAACAGAGGAAACGTTTGGGCTGGTGGAAATCCAGATGCTCTTGGAGATTTCGATAGCATTATCGATAGACTTGACAAGCAAGGAGCTATTGAAGAAAATGTTATCTTCTTAAACAGAGATTTCGGATTCGACATTGACGATATGTTAGCTGCTCAAAACTCTTACGGAGCAAACGGTACTTCATATGGTCTTTTCGATAACGATGAAGAAATGGCTCTTAACTTAGGTTTCACAGGATTCCGTAGAGGATATGACTTCTACAAGTCTGATTGGAAATACTTAAACGATCCAACAATGAGAGGCGGATTATCTTCTGACTCTGTAAATGGTATTTTAGTACCAGCTGGATCTACAAGTGTATACGATCAGGTTCTTGGTAAAAACGCTAAGAGACCTTTCTTACACGTTAGATATCGTGCTTCTCAAACAGAAGATAGACGTTACAAGTCTTGGATCACTGGTTCTGCTGGTGGTGCTGCGACTAGCGACTTAGATGCAATGGAAGTGAATTTCTTATCAGAAAGAGCACTTTGTGTACTAGGAGCTAACAACTTCTTCTTATTTACTGCATAGTAGATATTTAACCTAAATATAGGGAGGCGAAAGGCATGCATGCAAACGCACTCTGAGTAGCCTCCCTTTTTTTTAACTTTAATTTAAATGAAATGAAAAATCAAGTAACAATTACTGACAAAGTATACAAACTAAAAAGAGAAGTAGCACCTCTTAGCTACGTTATTGCTTCTCGCAATAAAAGAAAAAAACCTTTATATTATTTTGACGGAACTCAAAACAGAGCTCTTCGTTATGCTAAAAACCAAAAGAGTCCATTTGAAGATGAACAAGATGGAAATCTTATCATGGAACCTATAGTATTTGAAGATGGCTTCTTAAGAGTGCCAAAAGATAATCCAGTGCTTCAAGAATTTTTGTCGTTACACCCAGATAACGGAAAGAAATTTGTTGAAGTAGACAAAGAGCAAGATGCTCAAGATGATTTAGAAACTATAAACTACGAAGTAGACGCTTTAATTGCAGCAAAAGGACTTAGTATATCTATTATGGAAAACCTAGGCAGAGTTATGCTAGGATTAAAGGTAGACAAATTATCTAGTGCTGAATTAAAAAGAGATATCCTACTTTACGCTAAAAGAAGTCCTAGAGAGTTCTTAGAAGCCATAGATGATCCAATGGTTAAGATTCAGAACATGGCTGTAAGATGCTTTGAAGCTTCATTACTTGGTATGCGTAACAAAGGCAAAGACGTTTATTTCAACTTAAAAGATAACAAGTCAAAACTTCTAACAGTTCCTTTTGGAGAAGATCCGGTTTTTATCGTGGCTTCATACTTGAACTCTGAAGATGGACTTGAAACTTACAAACTACTAGATAGTAGATTATCAGAATAAATTTCTCTCGTTTTTATTGTTCTCAGTTGAAAAGGCACTCTAAAAAATTAGGGTGCTTTTTTTTGTTTATCTTTGTAAAAACATTTATAAAATGATAAATGAAGTAAGAAACATAGTACTTGCTGTAATCAATAAAAATAATTACGGATACATATCTCCAGGAGATTTTAACCTATATGCACAACAAGCTCAATTAGATATATTTGAGGATTACTTTTATTTTTACAACTCACAAATAACAAAAGAAAATCTAAGATCATCTGGAAGCGGATACGCTGATATCAAGAAAGGATATGAAGAAGTGATAGACAGCTTTTCTAGCGTTGCTACGCTAACCAATACTGGCAGCAATACTTATTCATTACCAAGTGATTATTATTTAATAAATACGCTTATTTACAATGGAACGACAGAAATTGAAAGAGTATCTCAAGCGAAAATTACAATGCTTAACATGTCTAATCTTACAGCTCCTAGCACGATATTTCCAGCTTATGTATTAGGCGGTGCTACTTCAAGCGAGATAGGCAATACAGTCACTGTTTACCCAGAGACTATCACTGGTGCTACTCAAGTTATGGCTAATTATGTTAGATATCCTAAAGATCCTAAATGGACTTTTGAAATTTTAGTTGGTGGAGAACCTATATTTAATCCTAGTCAAGCAGACTTTCAAGACTTTGAGCTGCCTAAAAGTGATATGATAAACGTGGCTTACAAAATATTACAATACGCAGGAGTTTCGATTAGAGAGAATGAGATTTACACTTACGCTCAAAACGAACAAGTTGAACAAAACAATGAAGAAATAAGATAAGATGGCATACTTAACAGGATATCAATACTACGAAAACAATGGTAATGTTCCAGAAGATGAAAATTGGGGAAGTTACCAGTATGTTTCTTTGAAAGACATAGTGAACAACTTTATGTTAATGTATCAAGGTAATCATGAACTTATCAATAACATTGATAGAAATAAGGTTACTTTCTTTGCTAAACGAGCAATACAAGAACTAAATTACGATGCTCTTAAGGAAACCAAGGTATTACAACTAGATGTTTGTGATAACCTTAGATTTGTATTGCCTCCAGATTATGTTAATTGGGTTAGAATGTCTATGTTTAAAAATGGAGTGCTTTTACCTTTGACTGAAAACATTCAAACCAATTGGGCTAAATCTTATCTTCAAGATAATAATTGTAGAATTTTATTTGATCACAAAGGAGATATACTTCTTCCTTCGGATTACAGCTCTTTGGTTGATAGATACAGATTGGATAAAAAAACACCAAGCATATACCTAAACGAAGGTAGTCCATACTACGGAGTTGAAGGATACTGCTGTGATGGGGATTGGTACTTTGAGTATCCTATTGGAGCTAGATACGGACTTAATACGGAAACAGCAAACCAAAACCCAACTTTCAAGATCGATAAGGCTGGTGGTGTTATAAACTTTAGCTCTGGTGTAGCTGGAGAATCCATAGTACTAGAGTATGTATCAGATGGTATGCATGAATATGAATATGTATCAGACGGAAACGGTGGATACAAGGTTATACCAAATGATGATAAAGTAGGTGTTAATAAGTTATTTGAAGAATACGTTTACGCCCACATCAAATACATGATACTAAGCAATAAATTAGGTGTTCAAGAATACATCGTACAAAGATCTAGAAAGGAAAAATCAGCGTTGCTTAGAAACTCAAAACTAAGACTGAGTAACATACATCCAGGTAGATTATTAATGAATTTAAGAGGTCAGCAAAAAATAATAAAATAAATGAAACTATCTTCTAATTTTGTATTAGGGAGAATGAACAAATCTGTAGACGAAAGACTTGTTCGCCCTGGAGAATATATTGATGCGGTAAATGTTAGACTAGGTTCAACTGAAGATACAGAGATAGGTTCAGTAGAGAACTCAAAGGGAAACACTTTACTTGTTAACGCTGGTGAATATAATGGGATAGATTTACTTAATCCAAGAACTATTGGAGCGTATGAAGACGGAACTAATGAAGTTTTATATTGGTTTGTGGCTTCTGATGATTATGACATGATAGTATCATACAATGTAAGAAACTCTCTATTCACACATCATGTTGTTTCAACTACAGTTTTAAACTTCAATAAGAAAAACCTTATCACTGGCGTGGCTTTGGTTAATGATTTGTTAATTTTTACAGATAACTTAAACCCTCCAAGAAAGATAAACATAAACAGAGAATACCCTACACCCATTGCTGGTGTAGATCAAATAACAACTGAAGATTTAAATCTTATTGTTAAGCCGCCAACCAATGCGCCTGCGGTATCTTTATTTAACAGCCCAGGTACTGAGAACTTTTTAGAAGATACTTTTATTCAGTTTGCTTACAGATACAAATACAAAGACGGAGAGTATAGTGCAATATCTAGGTTCTCTCAAGTGGCTTTTCAACCTGGTCCATTTTCTTATGATGCCTCAAGAGCAGGTAACACTGGAATGGAAAATACATTTAACTCAGCTAAAGTTACCTTTAATACTGGAGACTCAAATGTTGTAGGTATTGACTTGCTTTTTATAGAAAGCGACAAGCCTTCTTTAAATGTTATAGAAAAATTTGACAAAACACAATTCGGTTACGCAGACAATCAAGAAGTTGATTTTGTATTTAGTAATGGAAAGGTGTATACGGTTTTACCAGAAAGCGAAATACTAAGGCTATTTGACAATGTACCTTTAAGAGCGAAAGCCTTAACCCTTATGGGTAATAGATTGATGTTTGGTAATTACGTTGAAGGGTACGATTTAGTGGATGATAACGGAGCACCAATTAACATATCTTTTGAAGCAGATTTAATTCAGCAGGAATTTGGATTTGCGGATTTAGACGTAGTTCAAAACCCTATTACTTATACAATAAATAGCAGTGTAGGCCCTATAAATGGTGGATTAGGTGTTCGATTTGAGACAGCACCAAATCTTGTTAGTGGAGCAATATTAAGTGTATCTTTCAATATAACTGGCGTAGCGACAAATGGAGCTAGTGGGAGCGTTAATAATGACGTAAATTTAATAGAGTTTGCTTACACTTTAACAAAGTCTTATGATACTGTTTATGATTTAGCAAGGTCTCAAGAGTTTATAGATGCAGTTGTAAGTGATCCATTATTAGCTGTAACTACTTGTGGAACATCAAGCCAAGGAACAACTTGGACAGATATATTGATTTGTACTTTATCTGGAACAGCACCTAGCGGAGCAACCTATGTTGCTAGTGATTATGGAATCACATCTTTAACTCAAGGGATTAGTATATCTACTAACATAAATTCTCCAAATGAATTTACACTTACGCTTCCAGCAATGCAGTTTGAAGATTCTGGCAGCCCTGGTACTTATATATACCAATACTACGCCACTTCAGCAGTTGAAGGGCAATATCTAGAGCAAGGTAATCCAAGTTCATTGCATAGTAATAGAGATTATGAGGTAGGCATTGTTTATATGGATGATTACGGAAGAAGCTCAACAGCTCTTACTTCTGTAGGTAATGCAGTTTATACGCCACCAGCTTCTTCAGTTACAAAAAACAGTATACAAGTAACTATTCCAGTGCAACAAAAAGCACCAAGTTGGGCGACTAAATATAAGTTTGTACTTAAAAGAGTTCAAGGCAACTACGAGACTTTATATTCTCAGTTTGTTTATACATGTCCAGAATGTGAAAACATTTACTATTACAAATTAGAAGGAGACAACCAAACCAAAGCAGCTAAAGGAGATATACTAATTGTTAAGGCAGATGCAGATGGCGAAGTAACAACTGAAGTTCAAACTGAAATTTTAGACATACAAGCGGAAGGTAAAAACTTTTTAGCTGACGATCCAACTAGCCCAGGAGATCTTGTGGCTCCAGCAGGTTTATACATGCAGTTAAAACCATATGGTTTTACTGGACAATCAGACGATCCTTATGCATTGGTTGACAACGGAAGGGAAAATTCTTCTAGCAACAGCCTTCCTCTTATAGAGTATAAAGCTTATGTAGAAAACGGAGCTTCTCCATTTAATATAGCGTATGACCTTCCTCAAGGAAGTAGGGTTACTTTTAAAATAAACTTTAACAGAAATGGAAGAGGATCTAAATGTGGAGAAGAACGTTATTTATACGACAAAACATTCATAGCTTCAGTTGATTATGACAATTTATTTGAATTTGTTTTAGGAGAAAACATAGACTTTACTGGTGGCACAGAACGATACACAGATGAACAGCCAAGTGAAAACATATTTTATCCAACATTAGGAACTACTGCTTCAAACAGTTTAAATGCTGAACAAGGAAAAAATAAATATCAATTCTTACAAGATTCACCTACTGATCCTTTGATTTTTGGTGTTAGATCAGGTACAAAGAGGTGTGGAGGTATCAGTCCAAAGGGCGCATATCTAAATGTTCAGATTATTGCAGAAAGAGCAGATAGCTTATTTGTATTTGAGACCAAGCCGCTTAATGCTGATTTGGATATTTACTACGAAGGCTCTAAGGCTTATGATATACAAAATAGTTTTCATTTATCTGGCGGAGATACCAGTAATGGAGAGCAAAACCAAACCGCCTCAGATCCAGGTGTAGTTAATTTAGAATTTTTTGATTGCTACTCTTTTGGTAATGGAGCTGAAGGCTATAAGATTGTAGATGCATTAGATGGAAACTCTTTCTCGCTAGGAGCAAGAAGCACTTCTGTTGCTGCAGAAGATTACAAACAAGCACACAGATTAGCCTCAATAACTTATAGTGGTGTATACAACAATGAAAGCAACATAAATAAGCTTAATGAGTTTAATCTTGGTCTAGCTAATTTTAAAGATCTAGAAGAGTCGTTTGGTGCTATTCAAATATTAGACTCCAGACAAACAGATGTACTTGTATTGCAAGTTGATAGAATATCTTATGTACTTGCTGGAAAGAATTTACTTTCAGATGCTGCAGCTGGTGGAGCTATAACTTCTATTCCAGAAGTATTAGGAACCCAAATAACAAGAGTTGAAGAGTATGGTATTAGTCAAAACCCAGAAAGTTTTGTTTCCTTTGGTTCAGACAGATTCTTTACAGATGCAAAAAGAGGTGCGGTACTAAACATCAAAGGAACTACATATTCTTCAGATTCGCTTATTCCTATTTCAGAACTAGGTATGCGATCTTGGTTTAGAGATTTATTTGTAGCTTCATACAATACTTTTAAGTTAGGCGCATTTGATCCTTATATGAATGAGTATGTATTATCTAATACTACAACAAATTTTATAACAACACCTC